AGGGCTAAGAGTAGGTAGATTGCTTATATCAAGATAATGTATATATTTGCAGTACTATGAAAAGACTTAAAAAAGAAGTTCTAACTAAGAATAGTTTCTATCCTAAATATTTGAAACTAGTAAATGTGATTTTGCCAGATCCTTTGACTCCTAAAGAAATAGAAGTTTTATCTAGCTTTATGGAACTAGAAGGAGATTTAGTAGAATATGATCGTTTTGGTACTCAATCCAGAAGTTTAGTTAGAAATAAGTTAGGATTTAAAAGTAACTCTAACCTAGATAACTATATTAAGTACTTTAAGAAGAAGAATATAATATATTTGTCACCTAAGACAAATAAGTTAGAAATAAACCCTAAGATAGCAATACCAAAGAACGAAAAAGAAGTAATGCTTACTTTTGCTTTTAGAATTAAGTAAAATGACTGAGATATCCAATGAAATAATACTACAGATACAGGAAGCTAAAGCCAGTTATATAGGAAAACACTATCACGCTCCCGATGTTATACTTGTCAATCCTTACGTAGCAGCAGCTATAAAGGAATATAAAGGTATAGATGAACTCGAAGATATCCGAAGTTTTGAGGGAATGGATGTCGCATATATAATGTACAATAATGGCGAAGAATTTAGACTTGTATGAGAAACTAGCTGAAGAGCTAGGTATATCAAAAGTTCTTGTGGAAGTTGTAGTAAACCACCAATTTAGATTTCTAAAGAAAGAAATGCAGAGTCCTGACCTGCATAGTATATTACTACATGGGCTAGGTACCTTTCGTCCAAGGAGGGGGAGGGTTGAGTTCTTAATAAAGAAACTCATAGCTAAGTACAGGAAAGAACCTAATGTTGAAAAACAATTGGAATTAAAAGAAAAAATTGGATACCTTTGGAAAGTAAGAAAAACAACTTATAAATGAGTAATAAAATAACACAAGAGTTTATTGCAATAGCTTCTCAGTATTGGTCAGCAAAACTAGCTGATGAACAGGAAATATTAGAGGAACTTCTTATAGACCAAGCAGAAGCACTATCTTCTGATATAGGAATAGATATGTCGATGAGAATAATTAATGCAAGCGATAGAATAGATATCGCAGAATCAGTTTTAAATAAATTAAATAAATTAAAAAAATGAGTAACCAAGCACAACAAATGCCAAGTCAGACTAACCATAACCTGAGTGCGGAAGAGTTCGCGGCTCAACAAGAGGCTATGGAATTTAACAAGATGGCTGCCATGACCCAGTACAATATTCAGAGGGCTTCCGCTATTATGAATGCACTATCTGTAGGTGGAGATGTAGTAAGTTCTCTATTTAACAAAAAAGATAGGGAAGATCTAGAGGGAAAGTTAGCTACAATCCTTAAAAAAATATAATGTAATGGGCCCTAACGAATTTGATATGCATTTTGACGGTATGCCAGAAGATAAAGGCATGCAGAGAACTTTTTGTAAAACATGTAAAACATGCCCTTCTATCTCTATTCATGAAGACCTTGAAAAAGTTATTCTTGGAGGACAGGAGGAAGGGTTTACTGTATGGGAAAAGGGACACTTTAAAGATATGGTAGAGGATATTAAAGCAGGTATGTTCGATAAATTTATTTAAAATGGGAACATTTAAAGATATTAAAGACGGCTGGGGGAACTACCTAAAGGCGCATATAAACTACGACACTGTATCTGAGGAAATTAGAGAACTTGCTGAAGAAAGAGCGTCAGTATGTAGAGAATGCCCTTTATTGCAAAAATCTGAGCTACTAACCGTACTGGAAAGATTTATGCCTGGTACAAACCAGAAAAGAAAGATAATGGAAACCTTTAATCCAGAAAATCCCGACAAAGGGGAGGTAGTACAAGGATATAAGTGTGGGGGTTGCGGATGTGGCTTTCCAGCTCTTGTATTTGCACCCGATAAAAATTGCCCTGAAAAGAAGTGGGCAAGATAAAATATAAAAATAATACAGAACAAAAAATGAGTAAAGAAATCGAAATGGTAATGGATAATATCCTTGTGTCAATCCCACTACCTAAAACAGAAACAGAAGCAGGTATTCTAATCTCAGAACAACTAGCACATGAAACAACAGAAGATCTTATAGGACATGTAGTTTCTGTAGGGCCTCTTGTTAAGAATTTCTCTGTGGGAGATAAGATTTTACTTCCTCCGCACGGATCTATTCCTCTGGGCTATAAAAAAGAGATTTACCACGTTTTTAAAGAGTTTATGCTGTTTGCTAAAGTAAAGGCATGAAAACTCTCTTCGATTTAAAGGATAGGAAAGTTATTGTATCTGCTGAAACCCTACTAATACCTGAGTTTAAAGATATATACTCAAGGGATACGTCTAAAGACAAAGCAAAGGCTATACAACAACTTTCTTATGTTTATTTTATAGCAGATTATAAGTCTCCTTATGTATCTTCACTATCTCCTGATGCTCTAAAAAGAGTTGTAGGCAAGGATTTTATGAAAGATGAGGGCTACGAACCTGATAGTAAGGTTTCTGCGGCCATTGATAAGTATAAAGAGTTGCAAAGAACACCTTCGATGTTGTTACTTGACGCTTCTATACAGACAGTTCATAATCTTACTGACTACCTTCAGAACGTAGATCTTCAGGAGAGAGATAAAAACGATAAACCTATATATAAACCTTCAGATGTTACAAGTAGTCTTGCTAAAATAGGGGCTATTGTAGACTCTCTAAATAAAGTACGTGCAAATGTAGAAAGAGAGATTCTTGCAACAGCACATCTTAGAGGACATAGAAAAAAAGGTAATAGAGAGGACCCTAGTTAAAGTAAAATGTGCGCTAAAAATAAAGTTTGGAAAAGGTATAAGAACATTTCTGGGGGAAATTTCTCAGAATTTTGGAAAGACCTTGAAGACTCAGAAAAAGATGAATGGCAAAATGAGAAAAAGCGAAGAAATTATTCAAGTAAAAGCACTAGAGATAGTGAAGAAGGTGAAGTTAGTGGTTCTGAGGATCAGTAGCCAAGAAGATTCTACTAGTGGTATTCTTATGAAAGAAGATTCTGAAGGTGCTTTGGAGTTTTTATGCTACACTTTAGAAGACGAATACAGAGAGGTAAAAATAAAAGGGGAAACAAGGGTACCTGCAGGAACTTATCCTGTAGTTCTTAGAAAAGAAGGCGGATTTAATGAAAAGTATATTAAAAAATTTCCTGATATGCATGTTGGTATGCTTCATATCATCAATGTTCCTAATTTTGAGTATATTCTTATACATGTTGGTAACACTGATGCAGATACTGCGGGATGTTTACTTGTTGGCAATTCGCAAGGAAGTAATCTTATCCAAAAAGATGGATTTGTAGGAAGCTCCACGGATGCTTATAAAGATATTTACCCTGATATTGCTAAAGCAATTGAAGAAGGACAAGAAGTAAGTATAGAATATAAAAATATAGGATAATGCAAGCATCATCTGAACTGAAACTTAGCCCAAAGAAAAAAAGAAAGGGGATACATTCTAAGTCTAAAACTTCAAGTAGTAAAAAATCTAAGTTATACTCTAAGAAATATCGTGGCCAAGGAAGATGAAAACATATCAGAATTTCATGAGGATAACGAAGCTCTTTTGCACGAAGCTATGGTTAATTCGTACCTACTTATTGTGGGAGAACTTACCTACGAAGAGCTTATAGATAACGGTAATGAACTCTGGCTGCCTTCAGGATTTGATGAGCAACTATCTATAGATTCTGTAATAAAATACTTTGAAGAGTCCGAAGATTACGAAAAGTGTGGGGATATGCTTAAAGTAAAGAAAGCTATTTCTAAGTCAGGAAAGAAAGACGCATTAAAAGATATCTATAACAGAATAGAATGGGGAAATTAATAACAGCCTTACCCTGGTCTGATGTCGATCCTGAAAAAGAGAATGCTGTAAGACATACAGGACAAGAATACCTAAAGTTTATAACAACTGAACAGTTTAGCGAGTCTTCTAGACATTTTTTAAAGCACAAATGCTACACTTTCGCTCCTGAAGGAACTTCTGAACATATAGAGTTCTGGGACGAGCAAGACCGTAGATGTAGAGAAGGATATTCTGTAGGAGGAACTCGTATTACGGGAGAGCACTACGCATACTTAAACTTCGGCAGAATACTAGCTACAGTAGATGACGGAAAACGTCAAAGAAAGATAGATACTTTTCCTAAGTTTCTAGATATGGACTATTACTGGTACCATGAACTAGAATCTGCAGAGCTTAACGGCCAAGGAATGATAGTCGTTAAGGCTAGACGTAAAGGATTCTCATATAAGAATGCTTTTGGAATGGCCTGGAAATACAACTGGTTTCCATTCTCTATCTCTATACTAGCTGCATACGAAAAGACATTCTGGGCCACTACAATGGAGATGGCTAAGAATATGATAAACTTTATCAATGAAAATACAGATTTTTCTAAAGGATTCTTGCACGATAGGCAAGATGGTATAAAGTCTGGGTATGTAGAGAAAGATCCTATAACAGGTATCAATATACAGAAAGGATATAGGTCAGAGATACTAGCTCTTAGTTTCAAAGACAGTCCACAAAAATCAGTTGGGCGTACTGCAGAGCGTATGCTATTTGAAGAAGCAGGAGACTGGCCTGGACTTATGCAGGCGTATCAAAGATCGTATCCTCTATTTAAAGATGGTAATATCATGATTGGTATTCCCATTCTGTATGGTACGGGAGGTAACAGTAAGAACGGAACTAATGCAGATTTTGAGGCTATGTTCTATAACCCAAGTGCGTATGGTTTACGGAGCTACGAGAATATATACGATGAAAATGCTGTAGGAGAAGCAGGATGGTTCGTGGATGATGCTTGGTATAGAGAACCCTTTGTAGACAAAGCAGGAAATGCACTTAGAGAAAAAGCCATAGTAGATATAGATCTAGAAAGAGAGCAGAAAAAGAAAGCAGATCCAAAGGCGTACAATATGATGGTAACACAGCATCCTCATACGCCAAAAGAAGCATTCTTGCGTAATGAAGGTTCTGTATTTCCTGCTATTGAACTGTACAATGTGCTTGCTAAGCTTAAATCTGATGACAGATATAAGAAACTTGGAAACGTAGGAGAACTATATGAAGAAGAGGGCAGTGTAAGATTTAGACCTGACTTAAACAAGAAACTTTTTCCTATAAATAGTTACCCACATAGATCTACAGACCCTCAAGAAGGGTGTATTATAGTATACCAACATCCTCCTGAAAAAATACCTTATGGACTATATAAAATAGGACTTGACCCCGTAGCATTTGATAAATCAGGAAGTAAATCTTTAAATGCTGCTTATGTATATAAATCTTTACAAAAATTTGAATATGGATATGATGAAATCGTTGGAGAATATGTTGGAAGGCCTGACAACATCGAAATTTATAACAGGAATCTTGAATTACTTTCGGAATACTACGGAGGAGCAGAAATCATGTTTGAAAACGACAGAGGAGAAGTGCTGTCGTACTTCAAAAGGCGTGGTAAAATGCACTTGCTCGCAAACCAACCAGATAACGTCATCTCGAAAGTAATACAGAACTCTACAGTAGCTCGTATCAAAGGGTGCCACATGAACGAGCGTATGAAAGACGCAGGAGAAAAGTTTATACTAAGATGGCTTTGGACAGAAAGAGGTACAAATGATGATGGCAATAAGATACATAATATGGACTTACTGCCTAGCCCAGGACTTATAGAAGAACTTATACTCTATTATAGAGGAGGTAACTTCGATAGGGTTATGTCCTTTATGCAGTTAATGTTCTGTATAGAAGAAACTTATGAGG